ACAAGCCGCTAAGGAAGCAGCAGAAGATTCAATTCAATCTGTTCTAAAAGGAACAGAAGCTAAAGTAGGGCCAGTTCCTTCACCTTCGTTTGATAAAACGCTTGAGTATGTTTCTAAAAACATAGCGGCTAACGATGTTGATAAATACCTAAACGAAGTTATTAGCTTGCAAGATGCTTTGCGTCGAGAGGGCAAGGGGAGTCTTGTATACTTGAATCAGCAGAAAAAGATTATTGGGGAAAATTGGAAAAACTCCCCTCAATCTGACCCTGGGTTTTGGCGCACTCTTTACAGGGACATGAAAGGGCATATTGAAAAGTATGCGCCTGAAGTGAAAGACCTTAACAAGCAAAAACAGGACTTGATTGTAGTTAGTCCTATTATTGAAAGAGGCTTTAAGGCTACTGGCGCTGATTATGACATCGGCAAAGTACAGCAGTTGCTTAACACTACTGGTGGAGCAGGGCTTGCAGGTGGGGCTATTCTTGGTACCGCTGCCGGTAATGTTAGTGCGGGCGTTTTAGGTGCTCTTACCTTACGAGCTTTGTCTACCCCTAAAGGGCAAAACCTTGTTGGTAAATCTTTAACTAAAATAGGAAAAGCATTATCTCCAAATGCAACAACAGAGGACGTAGCTAAGGCAGCCACGTCTTTAATGAGCAAAGAAGAATTTGCCGCAGCGCAGCCGTTTGTTCATGGAACAGATGAGGCTGGAATAAAAGCCATTGAAGGTTACGGCGGTTTTATACCAAAAACTGTAAGATATTCAGTGTTGGGGCCAGGTACTATTTATGCAGCTCGAAAAAATACTTGGTGGTTCGATCCAAAACAAACAGCTGAAGGTCGAATGTGGAAATTAGACAAACAAGTCCCTGTTTATTTAGATCCAAAAGCAAATATTGTAGAGGTTGCTACAGCAGGTGATTTTGATAAAATTGCCAAAAAAATTGGAATGAAAGGAGATGAATTAGCATATAAGCTTTATTTTGAACCAGGTATGCCGGAATTTGGGGATAGTGCCGCTGGACAAATAATAACTAAAAATGCAAAAAATGTATTAAAAGAAAAATTAGAGTTAAAACAACGATTAGTAGATGCAGGAATAGACGCTATTGACATAAAAGACAGCACGTCATGGCTAAGCAGTACGATAGAAGATTTTGCTAGAAATCAATTCCGAAAAGCAGCAGAACGCTCTCGCATTAAAACAGGTAAAGGCATTGCGGTGGAAGGGTCATACGGCATCGACAAAAAGTTAGCTTATTTTTTTGAGCGAATTGCAAATAAAGCATTGCCATTTTCAGATTTGTTTGGCGGGCCACAATTAGCAATTTTCAATTCCAAAATAGCTGAGCCAGCAAACATGGCTTATGAAAGATTGTTAAAAACAAACCCTCAAGCTCTTGCGAAAATAACACCAGAAGAATTTAAAACAATTCCAAATGCAACTAAAGAAAAATTATTACGCTCTGGATATATTTCTTCTAAAGTAGTTCAAGAATCTGCTGTAGAGCCTTTGGTACCAGAGCCCATTAAGCCAGAAGCTACTTCAACTGCAATAATAGAATCAGATCCAGAATTAGTTGAGCTTCAAGCTGAACTGAAATCTTTGCAGCAAATGACGCAAGAGATTGAGCCAAAAGAATCAGTTAAAATAGGCAAGCAAAACATTAGCATCCCTACGGGTGAAAAGTATGCGCCACCTGCGCTAGTTAAGGCTGTTATGCAAGTAGAATCAGGAGGTAACCCTAATGCTGTTAGTCCTAAAGGGGCTACAGGCTTAATGCAGCTTATGCCTGCCACAGCTAAGGATCTAGGCGTAAACCCTAAGAATCCTGAACAGAACGTAGAAGGTGGTAGCAGGTATTTGCGCCAAATGTTAAATAAATATGATAACCAAGAAATTGCATTAGCTGCGTATAACTGGGGACCAGGCAATATTGATATGGCCATTAGAAAGGTTAAAGCTGCTGGTAAGAAAGTAACTTGGCCTAACATTCTTAATGAGGTAAAGGTGCGTAAAGAAACTAGGGAATATGTATTAAAGGTAACTAATTTAGTGGCATAGGAGACTTATGGCTTGGACTGGAGGGCAATTTACAAGAGCGAATGGAAGTTCAGAATGGGTGAATGATGCTAATTTACTTATAGGCATAGAACCTGGTCGGCATGATGCTCAGGACAATGATTTAGCTACTGGCATTAATCAGTGTATCAACAAGGATGGCTCTAATGCTTTTACTGGCGATGCTAACCTTGGTGGGTTTAAGGCTACAAACATAGCTGCTGCGACTCTTAGGACTGATGCTCCTCAAGTAGCGCAAGTACAGGACGGAGATTTTATCTGGTTAGGAACTACAAGTGGAACTGCTACAGCTCAGACTGCTAGTGCCTCCCCTGCTCTTGCAGCTTATAAAGCTGGGCAAAAGTTTAGGATGAAAATAGGAGCTGGGTTAGGCTCTACAACAGCGGCAGGCGCATTGCATACTCTTAATATTAATTCATTAGGAGTTAAGGCTATTTTGGACCAAACCGAAGCAAATCCTTCAGCAGGAAATTGGATTGCTGGGGCAATTATGGAGGTGGTTTATAATGGAACCGCATTTATAATTACAAACGACCCTAGTGGGTGGCAAACATGGAGTCCTACTTTAACTATAAGTGTTGGAACTATTAGTAATATAAATATTACTTGGGCGCGTTATATAAAACAAAATAAAAAAGTTACATTACAACTGTCCTCAATATTTACCTTAAACGGCGGATCTCCATATTTAGAAGTTACGGGATTGCCAGTAAATTTACAATCACCAGTTGCTGGCGTACTAAATTGGACATCATTAAATCAAGTTGGTGGGGTTAATTATGTGGGGATAACTTACAATAACAGTGCAACAAATTTAGGCAATCTTCGGGACGTAAATGTAAGTAATTGGGGCACTGCTGCCGATGCAAGGCTTTTTTGGACAATAACTTATTTAGGAGTGTAGTTATGACATGGAAAGATATTATACCTCAATTTCTTCAAGAGGGAATATTAGATGAAACGATTACATCTTGCATTAAGGCATGGCGCAATCGTCAGCTAGAAGCTTCAGACTGGACACAATTAGCAGATGTTACCCTTTCTAACAAAGATGCGTGGGTAGCATACCGCCAAGAGCTTCGTGATATGCTTAAAGGGGTAACTGACCCTAAATTAGTAATCTTTCCTGAGCCACCAAAATGAAACTACGCCTTGTCAGAATATCCGAGTATAACGGGGCAACATTAGGTGTGCTTTGCGTTAATGACATGCCTGAGTTTGTCACGTTAGAGGATGCCTGGCGAGACAATGAGAGGATGATAAGCTGCATTCCAGTAGGTAGGTATAAGGTTAGGCCAAGGAATAGCCCTAAGTTTGGGCAGACCTGGCAGGTTATAGACGTACCAGAACGAGACCATATCCTATTTCATGCTGGGAATACCCATAAGGACACAAATGGTTGTATCTTACTTGGGATGCAATTTGGTAGAATTGGAGACGAATCGGCTATCTTAGCTAGTAGGTCAGCGTTTAATCGATTTAAGGACCTAATGGCGGGTACTCCCGAAGCAGAATTGATTGTTATTGATGCTTACGGAGGAGGCCGAGTCCACTAATGTCAGGGGATATTACAGAGCTTAAATATTGGCTGGATATTATCATTAAAGCCGCTATCGGTGTGTTGATATCCATTATTGGCCTAGACTATAAAGCGGTTAAGAATAGTTTACACGAGCTAGAGACGCATAAGTACACCGTAACCGCTGAGGTGCAAGTAATCCAGACAGAGCTAGCTTACATTAAGGGTCGTTTGGATAAGATTGATGCTAAGCTAGATAAGGCACTAGACAGATGAGAGTGGCACTAGTTGTGCTAGTGCTCCTGCTATCAGTGAAGGCATGGGCAGCACCTAGTTTGCTAGCGTTATGCCATAAGGATTTTAACTGTGTCGGCGTAAAAAGACTTTATAAAGAGCAAGAAACTCTAGTTGTTAGTTACCTAGAGAATACCTTTGGCACGAGCTGTAAATGCTTAAATACCCTCTTAGACGACCCTAGACCAAAGATTATAAGAGCGCACCTGATACAGAGCCCATGCATGAGAAACAAGCGCTGCGGTCGTTATGAGGCGCTCTGGGGCTATACTGCTGCATCAGCTAGTAGAGCAGCTAAGAACCCTAAAAGCAGGCTAAGAAAGCGGTTTAATGTCATTTTAGAGCAATTTAAGCAGCGATTAGAAGGGCGTAATGTTACTTGTTATGTTAGCCCGTGTTTGGAGTGTGACTTATATGAGCCTGCTAGAAAGATATTATCTGCTTTGGTATCTGATAGTGTGCCTAGTTGTAACCTTGTTGATAATCCTTACCGACGCAAATGCCTACCAGGAATGGTGTGTGAGAAGCACGGACTTAACCCCATTCTATCTAGGCCGTGTATAGTAGACCTAGACGGGTACGATGGCAGCTTGATAAACGCAAGAAAATGGATGGCAAAATATGCTCACTGTGATTTAAGATATTATTGGGAGCCCTGGATGAATTGCATCCGTGACGAGTTTGTAGATCCCAGGAAGCGAAACTGTAAATACGATAACTCTATATTTGAAGGTGCTTTATGCCGTTCTTTTTGGCCTCAATCATCAGACATTTGCTTACCCTAGCCGCTGGCTCTTTAGTTACCCTTGGTGTGGCTGAGAGCGATGCTCTTAACCTAGCCTCTGCTGCTGAACCTGTAGTAGGCGGTGCCATTCTTTACGGAGCTGCTCAGGCTTGGTCTTTAGTAGAGAAGAAGAAGAGGCGCTAAGGCCGCTTGTGCATCCTAATTGGCTTTTCTTCAGGGTTAATCTCCCTTAGCCGCTCCCTAATAGTGCGCACTACATCATCACGCTCAAAGAGCATGTTGCAGATATACACTAGGTTATACGGTCTAGGCTTATCTTCAAAGAAGAAGCGGTGCAAGTCCACCTGGAAGAACGCCGTTAACCCTTGTGTGGGTAAAGAATAGTCGCAGATGGCTCTTTCAATAACAGCAAGCCATAAAGCCGTTTCTGGGCAATCTGGGGAGGATGTTATTTCCATCTCGTAATCTACTTCTGGTGTAACTTTAGAAAGTCTTCGAGATACATAGTTACTAGCCATGGTCTATTGTTTTTCCTGTGGCAGACGATTGGTGTGTTATCTCCGCAATCTCTAGTAGCTTGGTCTATAGCCTTGTCTACGTTAAGATTTTGGACTCTTTTTACTTCGATGTGATATTGACTCAATTCGGTGCAAACTACGTCCGAATCGCCAGCTTTGCCACAAAACTGCTGCGTGCGTCTAGCTGTGAAGCCGTTTTCTTTTAGCTTATTAGCAAGCTCTCTTTCGCCTGCTGCTCCTTTAGCTCTTGAGTTTGTCATTAGTAGAATACCTTATCTGAGTTAGCTACTGACCAGCGGTTGCAATCCTCTGCTGACCAGATTGTGTCCAGTGTAGCATATTCCTTTGTTGCTGCGCTCGGCCTATTTCCGATAAAGAAGGCGTCTTTGAAAAGGATTCTGTTGGTAGGCAAAGCTGCAACTTGTCCGTTATCCAGCAGAATGACGTGTGCACATTTGTTTTGATCGGGCTGGAGCAGGAAAGCAGACTCAGAATCAGAATCAGGCAACCAATCGACCGTAAACCAATAGGTGCCAGAAACTTTAGTTTTGTCTTTAAGGATTGCATCACATTGATAACCTTTAAGCATATCAAAGGTAGTTACTATGGGGCGATAACTGAAACAATCCCATAATTGAAGAAGTTCCAAAGAGTACTTAGAACAGTCGCCGTCAATATCATCATGCCAAAGCCAATGCAGAGGGATATGACGAAAGTGAGCGCCTGATTCAAACAGCACATGAAACTGTAGCGCTCTTGCTTTGTATGATTGTATTGCAAATGCGTAGCCATGTTCAAACCCTTCTTTGCCGTTTAAGTTCTTGTTTTCTATCCAGACTTTTAGGGGTGGAATATTTGCGTTCATCCTTCCTCCTTAGGCGGCTCAGGTAGCTCTTGCCAGTGGGTAAAATTTGATATGGGCGGCTCACCTATTGGTATTAAAACAACTATTCGGTCATTAATTTTAACACAATTTCCTACGACCATTTCTCCTCTTTTAGTCAACCACAATATGTCTTTACCATAAGAGCGCTCTGAACATTGTGGCACTAATT